TTCCTGCAATCAAACAATATAAAATACCAATTCAAGTCATTAGTTTACTTGTACTTTCTTTGGGATTATATCTAGAGGGCGGATTAGCTGACTATAAAGAATGGGAAGCTAGAGTCAAAGAGATGGAAGCCAAAGTAGCCGTAGCTGAAGAAAAAGCTAAAACTGTGAATGTGGAAGTACAAGAAAAGATTGTTACGCAGACTAAAGTTATTAGAGAAAAAGGTAAAGACATAATCAAGTACATTGATAAAGAAGTTGTAAAAACTGAAGAAGTTATCAAGTATGTTGAGAATTGTCCTGTACCTAAAGCAATCATTGATATACACAATGACGCCGCAATACTAAACAAAGCCGCTGAACCAAAGGACAAGAAATGAAAGCATTGATTATATCATTAGCAATTGTTCTTGCAGGATGCAGTACCACTGTACCTGTTGCTAGAAAGTTTCCTGAAGCACCTCAAGTTCTTAAAGAAAAGTGCGAAAGACTTAAACTCATAGAGGGTGACAAAGTAGCAATTACAGAAATGTTAAAAGTTATCGTACACAACTATTCGTTATACCACGAATGTTCTACAAAAGTAGAAGGTTGGCAAGAGTGGTATGAAACACAAAAGAAAATCTTTAACGAAGTCAAATGAAATATATCATACTACTCGTATCTTTAATGATTTCGGGATGTGCTAGTAAAGATTATTCTGTGTATGTAGAAGCACAGAAATCTCTATCCCGAGATATCACTGTTACAGAAACCACTCGTATGTTAGCTATATCGGAGATGTTAAAAAGTCCCGATCCTAGCGTTAGACAGAACGGGACTTTATTATTACAACAATTACAACAAAATAGACAACCTATTGTAATTGAGTTACCTAAGAATATATTTGGATTTTAGTTACACCAAGAAGTCTTAGCTTCACCATAGTACTCACGTGCAAAACCCTGCTGGATAAGCATCCCTCTTAAACTTTTGCCGTCTAAAATAACGTCACCCAAAACACGTCCGCCGTACTTATCCCAGTCTATTAGTATAATTTGCTTCTTTTGTGCATTAGCAATTTGTTGTTTTGTGAATGCACTAGCAGCCTCTCCTCGCTGTGCTTCACTTGGACATTGTGCTCTATGACCCTTCTCAGGAGTATCAACACCAAATACACGAATACTTAGTTCGGGTTTTAACGGCGCCGGCAAGAACGGTGCTTGAAATGCAATTGTGTCTCCATCGATAACTCTAGTAATCAATGCATCATATGTCACCCCTGCTTTTTGTTTTTGAGCAAACGCAGTAGTTGTCAAAGTGGATAATAGTAGTATAGATATAAGTTTTTTCATAGTGAAGTATTTATTAATTTGTCATAAATACTCTATAAGTGGAATAGAAACATGACCCAAGAAATCATTGACATAGGCGAATTAGCTAATGACGGTACAGGTGACCCGTTACGTGTTGCCTTCGACAAAATCAATAACAACTTTACTCAATTATATAATACTGCTTCAGTAGATGGACCCAACGGTTCAGTACAATTTGCATTAGCAAATACAGTAGGAAATGTCACTACCTATTCTTTATCATCAAGTGCTAATTTGGTATTTAATTCTAGTACTAATCGACTTGATATTAAAGGAACAATTGTTCCTTTAGTCCCAAACAATTTAAATATTGGTTCTACTGCTAATACAGTAGGCAACTTATACCTGAGTAATACAGGGTTAAAGTTAGGAAATGTATCATTTTCTGAATCTGCCAATACAGTAAGAATATTCAACACAAATGCTAATATTGATGCTAATATACAAGTTAATACAATAACCGCATCTACTGTAGATGTAGCACAGATTGTTATTGCTAACACGCAATTTGATGGTAGTATTGCGACCAGTGAAGGGTCAGATCCCAATCAAGTGATATATCAGCTCCCTGAAACAAGTATACTTTCTGGTAAATTTGATATTAAATCAGTATCAGATACTTCTGCTAATAATCAATCAGTAACAATAACGATTAATAAATCTACTTCGGGTGGAAGTGTTAAATATGTTGTATATGGAACAACATTTAACGGTGACCCTGTAACTAGATATGATGTAGATGTGGCATTCGGTAATGTTCGTATCAAAGTTAACCCATTGGTTAATGATCTTATTACGCATACTATATCTTATCAAGTAACAAACTAACATGAGAGCTAAAGAATTTATTAACGAGGGTCGTACTGGCTCTATACAGGATGATGTAGCTAGAGCACTGCCCTCCACATATGCCATTCCTGAGTTAAAAGGTCAAGATCCATATATTCAATATAGATTTGGTGTAGCAATTGCAGGCGCTAAAGGTTCTAAGAAACGTGCGGAAGACGGTGTACCTAATTTTAGCAAAGAAAGTGCTTGGGGACAAAATCAAATTGTTGTAAGTTTTGACCCTTCTATTGATGAATGGTTGACCGATGCATTAAAAATCATGGGCATCAAAGGTAAGAAAAGATTAAGTACCATACACAGCGAAGAAGCTGATGATGTGTCTACAAAAAGCCCTGTACAGGGGTTTAAAGGGTTTAAAAAATGAGGGCTTCCGAATTTATATTCGAAAATAGTAAGGGTAAAATATCTAAACGTCAACAAGAGTCTTCACGTGGACTAAACATATTTGCCGATAATCAATTTGATAGAACATATGATTTGAATCGTGTAATGATGGCAGTTGCCTGTAGTGATGGCATCAATCCTATTGATATGAACTCTGAAAGCTGGTTTGGTAAAAATAATACAGCACATCCTTATACCAAAGAAGAACAAGATATGCTAAAATTAGCATACAAAGCTGCCGGTATAACTTATAAAGATTTAAATAAGGCTGATCTAAGAAGTAAAGAACTAGACAGTACATACAAAACAAGCCCAGTAATTGGGTTTAAAGGCTTTAAAAAATAATTCTATCATCAATATCTTGTATAAGTAGATTTATAACTTTTCAGGATATGCATGATCGATATTAACAACACCCTAGACCTCGTCAAACTTAAATTCTATAATGAATGGCTATATACAGCACACATTTATGATGAGGGTGAATCTACGTTCCATAAACAACTAACAACTAAAGTTGTAATCGATTATATAGATCCAATTAAATTAAAAAAAGATGCACTTATTTTAGACTTAGGTTGTGGTCCGGGTTATTTCTTAGATGAAATGAAAGAAAGAGGGTACACTAACTTAGTCGGTGTAACTCTTAGTCCAAATGACATTGACCTATGTAAGAGTAAAGGGCATAAAGTTAAAGAATACGATTTAAGCTTCTTACCACAGAAAGAAGGGTATTATGACGAATCGGTTGATTTTATCTTTTTGCGACATGCATTAGAACATAGTCCATATCCTATCTTTAGTTTAATGGAATATAATCGTATATTAAAACAAGGTAGTAAGATTTATATTGAAGTGCCCGCCCCTGATCAGGAACGTAAGCATGAATATAACTTAAATCATTATAGTATTTTAGGTACTGCACAGCTAGCGGCATTACTTGAAAGAACTGGATTTACTATTGATACGTTTAATACAATGGATTTTACGTTAAATGTTGGTAAAAACGATGAAGATGAAGATATTGAAATTTCAGAAAGATATTTCTGTATTGTAGCTACAAAGCAACGTCCGCTGGATATTAAGTAAAATTCTACTAAATATATCATGACCTTTGATATATGGAAACAATCTAAAATACAAAATGGTCTTGAAAATATCAAGACCGTTTCCTTACCCGCTGTTGCCTCTGACAATATTGATGAGATGAAACGTTTAGCAGGGATACCCTCTACTCAATCCGATGTAGGAATGAACATGAGTGTAACTGGCACCCAAAAGGGCGAATTAATGAAGAAGAATAACATTCAGCCGGGAACACCTGAATGGTTCAAGTTATGGTTTAGTTTACCATATATGACTGGCGAAAAGCCTATAGGAAAATAACATGGCCACTATAAACATAACGGTACAGAGTTTGCTCAATGCCGCACAATATGATAGTTATGCAGTAGATAATGCAGGAACTATCGGTGAACTTAAAAATTCTATTGATGCTACTACAGGTTGCTTAATAGGTTGGTTTGATTTAGTATTCAATAATGAAGTATTAGATACCGCACAAACAATCAGTTCTTACGGTATAGTAGAAGGTTCAAGATTAAGAACTCATAATAAAATTTCACGATTATCTACACTACAAGATAGACAAGTTGCAAAACTTAGTTTGGCACAATTAGAAAGACTAGACCTTTCAAATACTAGACCATACTATAATATAGATGAACTGCCTACCAAATATAGTGGTAACAGTGTTGTAGATAATTCTCATCCTACTGGATTGATTGAAGGTCGTCCGTGGAATAGCACTCCATAGTAAATTCTATATCGTAACCAAAATTTTATAAATACGCAATATGAGCGGAACCCCTACCTTAATCAAAACACCTTATACAAAGACAAAGTTTAATTCTGATAAAGAGCTAGAAGATTTTGTTAAATGTTGTGATCCTGAAATGGGTTATCTATACTTTATGGATAACTTTTTTTACATACAACATCCTACAAAGGGTTCTATGCTGTATCACCCCTGGGATTATCAAAAACGGTTAATACATACATATCATACCTATCGCTATTCAATTAGCTTGATGCCACGACAAACAGGTAAGTCAACATCAGCCGCAGGGTATCTACTTTGGTATGCTATGTTTGTACCGGATAGTACTATTCTTATTGCGGCACACAAATACACAGGTGCACAAGAGATTATGCAACGTATTCGTTATGCGTATGAGAACTGTCCCGATCACATTAAAGCAGGTGTAACAACATACAACAAAGGCTCACTAGACTTTGAGAACGGATCACGTATTGTTAGTGCTACAACTACAGAAAATACAGGTCGCGGTATGTCTATTACACTATTATACTTGGATGAGTTTGCGTTTGTTCGACCTACAATTGCTACAGAATTCTGGACATCTATTACTCCTACATTAGCAACAGGTGGTAAAGCGATTATCACTAGTACTCCTAATAGTGATGAGGATCAATTTGCTTTGATTTGGAAGGGTGCTAATAAAACAGAAGATGAGTTTGGTGATACCACCGAGCTCGGTGTTAACGGTTTTAAATCATACAGAGCATTCTGGCAAGAGCATCCTGATCGTAATCAAGAATGGGCTGACCAGATGAAGGCTCAGTTAGGTGAAGACAGATTTAGACGAGAGATTGGTTGCGAGTTCATTATTGCAGATGAGACATTAATTGCCCCTACTAGGTTAATTGATTTAGATGGTATCGAACCTGTATTCCGTCAGGGACAGATACGTTGGTATAAGAAACCTGAAAAGGGGAATATCTATATAGTTGCACTAGATCCTGCTGTCGGTACAGGTGGTGACAATGCCGCAATACAGATTTATGAAGCAAATACTACGACACAAATCGGTGAATGGAAACATAATAGAACAGATATACCGTCACAAATTAAACTGATAGCACAGATTAACAAATACATTGTTGAATGTACTACTCAACCAGACAATTTATACTATAGTGTAGAAGTCAACGGAGTAGGCGAGGCCGCCCTAGTATCATTGAACGAATATGGTCTAGCTAACATACCTGGATCTTTCTTAAGCGAGCCGGGCAAAAAGAAACGAGGGTTCAATACAACTAATAAGAGTAAACTAGCAGCCTGTTCTAAGTTTAAAACATTAGTTGAGAGTAATAAGTTGACTATTAACAGTCGTAGTTTGGTAACAGAACTTAAAAGTTTTGTAGCCTCAGGTGGTAGTTATGCCGCAAAAATAGGTGAATCAGACGATTTGGTAACGTCTTCATTGTTAGTTGTGCGTATGTTACAGAACTTAAGCGAATATAACTATGATTTAGATAACTATATTCGTGACCATGATGAAGTAATTATGCCCTTACCTTTCTATGCCATAATGGGATAATCTTTGATAAATACAATATGCCTAAAAACGCCGACTCATTAAATTCAGAATTATTCGATTTTCTACAAAGCCGTGGGTTTAAACCTACGCTACTAGACACCTCAGGTAAAGAAATTCCTGTACCAGAAAAAGCAGAAGTCTTTCAATTTGACTTTGAAATTGATGGGGAAAACTACGGAACTGCCACTATCAGTATTGATGGACTGCATAAATTAGTAGTATACTTTGGTGAGGGAATCGCAAACAGCCCCAAAACTAGTAAGGATGATAGCGAATCATGGTATAGTTTATTGAGACAGTTTAAGTATTTTTCTCAAAAGCATCAACTAAGCTTTGAGACCAAGAACATTGATAGATTGAAGCACGATATGGCTAAAAGAGAACACACTAAACAGTTAGATGAGGGTTATTACCCAATGGGTAATAAAGCTAGTTACAGCGACAATATCCCTACAACTAAGATGATTATTAAACATAAAAGAAAGATGGAAGAGGGTGAACAACGTTTCCGTCAAATCGATAGAATATTCATTGAAAATGCAATTGGTGAACGTGTATTAGCTCCTAGTAATAAGCCTGGATTAGCTAGGACATTTGCAAGACATATCGCTGAAGGTGGTAGACCATATGATGAAAGATGGAATCACCTTATGGAATTATGTGAAGAATATGATAAGATGGCAGGATTTGTTCGTGCCACTCGCAACAACCAATTTAATGAAGCCGCACAACCTTTAGTCTCGGAGGGTGTCAATCATTATATGAAATTACGTGAGACATTACACAAGATGTCAGGACGTAAAGGATATTCTAACTACTTTGAATCTTGGACTCCTGCAGTAATGGAACAAGACCAAGAAGACGGACTAGACGAAATGTTTATGAATTCAAGTCTTGATCCTAGAATTGAATGTGCAATGCCTATATTGAATAGATTAAAGAAAAATCTTAGCTCTCCACCTATGTTGCCACAAGTACAAGAATTAGAAGAATGGGCTGATAGTGTAATCGATATGGATAAAGATGCTATGCCTATGGACATGAAACCGGCCGAGCTCGGTGAAGAAGAAAAGATTGCAGGGCGACATGATCCAGCAGACTTTGACGATATGGTAAAACGTGTTGGTGTTAAAGCTAAAAAGAAGCCAGTTGATATGACTGACCTAGCACGTAGACTACATGCGGCAATGGCTAAAGACAAGAAAAAAGAAGAAAAAACTGATGAAGGTTTGGCAGGAGCAACAATGGGTGGCATTGCTGGAGCAGTATTAACTAAATCACCTTCTGGAGCAATGACCGGAGCTAGCATGGGAAGTGATATTGAAGACGTTATCAAAAATGAAAGCCTAGAATTAATTGCTGACCCGCTATTAAGATTTAAGAAATTGTCAGGACTATAAAATGAAAGAACTTCAACTATTAGAGTCTTGGGCAGATAGTATTATTGCTAATGAAGCAGTACAAGATCGTCCACTAACAAGAGATCAGGATATTCAATATCAGGCATCCAGAAAGTATTCCGATCGTAGTCCAGAGCAAGCATTACAAATGTATGTAGCTGATAAATTAGCTAGCTCTGAACAAATGGATTATGAACAGAACAAACTTATCAATGCACAGAAACGTGAAAATGAAAAGTTACGTAGAAGCTTACAAGATTTGGGTCAAGAACTAACTGACCATGAGCGTGTAGCACAAGATACTGAACAACAAGTTCAACGATTAAAAGATTTAAGTGCCAAATTACGTCCTGCAGGTGAAATACAACAGGCTACTACAAAAGCAAGTGCTGATAAAGTAGAAGCTATGTTAGCTGATGTAGAGAAATTAAAAACATTACCTGGTATGGATGAAAAGAAATATAAAGAGCTTGTTGATAAGGTTAACCAAATCAAACAAGGTGCAGGTGATGAAGAAGTGCAGAAAGTTCAATTGGCACTGGCTGTATTGTCACAGAAACAACAGGTTGATGACCAGATGTTTAACACAGTAATGGCTAGACTAGATGATACACAGACTAAACTGGATGCTAAAGAATTACGTTTTAGAAAATACATTACTAAAAAGAGCGGAGATATTGAAGCTCAAACAAGAACACACGGTGATGAACTTAAAAAATATTCACAAATAGTTAACAAATATAAAGAAGAACTTGATGGCTTCAGTGACTACATGAATACTACAAAAAAAGAAGTTGACAACTCTAAAAAAGAGGTAGAACAAGCTAAACTAGAAGTAGGACAAGCTAAACTAGAAGTTGAAAAAACTAAACAAGAAGCAATTGCATTGACTAATGAACTTGAATTTAGATTCTCACCTGAAGTAAGAAAATCAACAACACGTACTAAGAAGAAACGTGTACCCTCAGTAGATGATATGTTTAAAGCATCATCTAAAGAAATTAACAAATTAAAACCTAATGCTAGTCCATCTGATGTAGCTGCTGCCACAAAAACTGGAATAGCTAAACCTGCTAAAGCAGGACCTGATATATCTAAACTAGATACTGACTTTGAGAGACAACGTAGTTTTGGTATGCAAGCAAAAGATGACGAAAAAGAACCTAAAGACCCTACACAAATGAACGAAGATTTACGACAATATGATGATGCAGACTTCTTAGAATGGGCTATGGAAAACGTTCCAATTATCATTAGACATTTCTATAGTCGTTACCCAGAGTTAGAAGATACTATACCAAAAGAACAAGTACGTGATATGGTTGAAAAATACCTTCCTTACTTGTATCAATACGATGATGTGGATGTTGAATTGATGAACACCTTCTTAGATATTGTAAATAGTAAAATTAAAAAACAAGGTAAGATCCCAGTTCAGAAAGACTTGTTTAGTTTGGAAGAACAGTTTGAACAACAATTGGACAAACTAATTGGGTTAGAATACATAAAATAAATTTATATTTTCCCTTAATCGGGATAAATACTATTGACAGGAGAGTAAAGTACTGCTATACTTACTCTTGTGTTAGTCACTAATAGGTAGTGGCGAATATTAAACAGAGACCATCTCAATTTTATAAGGAAAAATATCATGGCTTCATTAGCAGAAATTCGTGCCCGTATCTCGGCACAAGAAAACAAATCAAACAACAAGGGTTCTAACACCCAATCTGACAACTCAGTATACGCACATTGGAATATGGATGAAGGCACAACTGCTACCATTCGTTTCTTACCTGATGGCAATACAAAGAACGATTTCTTCTGGGTTGAAAAGCAAATCATCAAACTCCCATTCAATGGTGTTAAGGGTGATCCTAATGTAAAACAAATTGTAGTACAAGTACCCTGCGTAGAGATGTATGGGGACAGTTGTCCTGTCTTGGCAGAAGTTCGTCCATGGTACAAAGACGAAAGTTTGAAAGAACTAGCAAACAAATATTGGAAGAAACGCAGTTATATCTTTCAAGGTTTTGTACGTCAGAACCCACTAGGTGATGACAAAACACCAGCGAATCCTATTCGCAGATTCATTATCAGTCCACAAATTATTCCAATTATTAAAGCTGGATTGATGGACCCAGAGATTGAAGAATTACCAACAGACTATTTGCGTGGTCTTGACTTTAACGTTAAGAAAACAAGCAAAGGTGGTTATGCTGATTATTCAACAAGCAATTGGGCACGTAAAGAATCAACACTAACAGAAGCAGAACAAGCGGCAATCGAAGCACATGGTTTATTTGATTTGTCTGAGTTCTTACCTAAGAAGCCAACAGCGGCTGAGTTAAACATTATCAAAGAAATGTTTGAAGCATCGGTTGATGGTCGTCCTTATGATAATGAACGTTGGGGCAATTACTATCGTCCATATGGACTTGAAGCACCTGCAGGGTCGACAGCGGATCAACATTCAGCTCCTACTGAAAATAGGGCACCCGCAACAGCACCAGTAGCAGAATCTTCAGCTCCTTGGGATGATGCACCAGTTACAACTTCTGCACCAATTGAAGTACCTAAGACAGCTCCGGCAAGTGACAAAGCACAAGACATTCTAGCAATGATTCGTGCCAGAAAAACTGCTTAAAAGAAAATGGGGGAGTTACCTCCCTCATCTTAAGGAGAACATATGACATTACCAGATGAAAGATACCGTGCTTTAAAGCAAGGTAAAAAACTACTGGAAGAGTTATGCGATCCGGGCAAGACTCCTAGAGTACCAAGTATTGTAAGAGACCGTGCCCGTGCCGCACTAAGACACTTCCCGAACGAACATGAGTTAGATAGAATTGCGGATCAATGCCCAGACTACCTTGACAAAATTTCGTTTAGTGATAAACTAATACATAGACAACTAGGAGATTAAATTGGTAAAACCATTCGATGTTAGTAAATTTAGAAAAGATATAACAAAAAGTATTGAAGGATTAAGTATTGGATTCAACGACCCAACTGACTGGATTAGCACAGGAAATTACGCACTTAACTATCTTATTAGTGGTGATTTTAACAAAGGGGTTCCTTTGGGCAAGGTTACTGTATTTGCTGGTGAAAGCGGTGCAGGCAAGTCCTTTATTTGCTCCGGGAACCTTATACGACACGCACAACAACAAGGAATCTTTGTTGTTCTCATTGATTCGGAGAATGCGTTAGACGAAGCATGGTTACACGCATTAGAGGTATCTACTGCTGAAGATAAGTTATTAAAACTCAACATGGCAATGATTGATGATGTGGGTAAGACTATTTCAACATTCGTTAAAGACTATAAAAATTTATCAGAGGCTGATAGACCAAAAGTCTTGTTTGTACTTGATTCATTGGGAATGTTGTTGACCCCCACAGACGTAAATCAGTTTGAAGCAGGTGATATGAAAGGTGACATGGGTCGTAAGCCTAAAGCACTAACAGCACTTGTTCGTAACTGTGTTAATATGTTTGGTTCATTGAACATTGGCTTAGTTGCTACTAATCACACATATGCTAGTCAAGATATGTTTGATCCAGATGATAAAATCTCAGGTGGTCAAGGTTTTGTTTACGCATCAAGTATCGTTGTTGCTATGAAGAAACTTAAACTTAAAGAAGATGAAGATGGTAATAAGATTAGTGATGTGCGAGGTATTCGTGCGGCATGTAAGATTATGAAAACTCGCTATGCGAAACCATTTGAATCAGTGCAAGTTAAGATTCCATATGAAACAGGTATGAGCCCTTACTCAGGCTTATTAGATATGATTGAGAAGGCTGAACTTGTTAAGAAAGAAGGTAACAGTCTTGTGTATACGACACTTGATGGTGAAATCATTAAGAAGTTTCGTAAAGCATGGGAAGCAAATACTGATGGTTGCTTAGATAAAGTAATGAATGAGTATAGTCAAAAATCAACGTCAACGTCAAAGATAAGTAATGTACAACCTGAGGAGGAGGGTACAGAATGAGTTTAGATTTTGTTGCTGAAGTTTGGGATGCACTACGTTCACATATTGATTTTAATGAACGTAGTGATGCCGCAGACACATTAATCAATTTATTGATTGATAACAACTACGAAGCTGACGATATCAAAAGTGCGTTCAGAGGTGACAAGGAGATGCTAGGTGCATTGAAAGGTTACGCTGAACAACATGATATTGAGGAAGACTACGAAGAATTTGAAGAAGATGAAGACCAAGACGAAGATTGGTAATCAATGAATTGGTACACCAGAGTAAGCGCAAGTATATCAGTAATTCCTGATTTTATCTCGCATTATGAAAACGAGTTATTATCTGCAAAGCAAGATGTTAAAATCTATGGTAACGTAGAAAAGAACATTGCGGCATTGCCCGGAGTTACTGAACATCGATTCAACCAGCTTCAAGAAATTGAAGCTGTGTTGGGTTATCTAAATTTACAATTACGAAAAATCCGACGTAAACACTTTCAAAAATATTTGGAAGCATATAATCGTGCATTAACAAGTCGTGATGCTGAAAAATATGTTGACGGCGAAGATGAAGTCATTGACTATGAAACCATTATCAACGAAGTTGCATTACTACGTAATCGTTGGTTAGGTGTGCTTAAAGGCATTGAAGCAAAACAATGGCAACTAGGTCACATTGTACGATTGCGTACAGCTGGAATGGAAGATATTACAATCGGGTAAGATGTGATTGTAGTTTAATCAACACCGTGATATAATATATCATAAACATAGGAATAAATTAAATGTCTACAACATCTTGTCCTTCAATAACAGGGTACGGTGCATCAGGTATATCTGCAGGTACAAATTCTCTAGGTAACATTAACTTGAGTAGTTTAAACAGCACTATCAATTTGTCATCCGCTCAAATTTCTGGCATACAAGCAGATGATTTATTTACCTTTGATTATAGAATTAATCCTAATGTAAAAAAATATGAAATTTACGAATTTACAGAAGATGTACTAGCATTGAGTGTAACTTGGAATAGAATGCGGGCAAATAGTGTTAGTACTGTAACTAAACTTACTGATAATGAATTGTTTAGAAACATAACCGCAGACGACAGAACATTAGCAGATACTATTGCTAACTACTACAGCAAAAAAATTATGATGATGAAACTAGTAAACACCAGGTTTACTAGTTATAGAACAGACCTTAATGAGTTTGTTCACGGTGATCGTAAAAAAATTGTAGATAAGATGTTTGGATTGGCTTATTACTTGCCATCATTCTATGACTATGATGTAAAACTTGATGCGGTTAAATCAGAACTTGTACTTAAACAAGAATGGTCTACAAATAATAAGATGAACGGTAAACAGCAGTCAATAGTTCTTACGCCATTAAGACGTTTACGTAGGAAAACTAAATCATTGGATGCATATCATTATTGGTTAAAAACTACAAACGGAACCGGAGTATTGATTGCGTTGCAACCTAACAACACTTTATTGAAGCTTTGGGAGCATTTTTTCAATAAAAATGAGCAAATTGTAATCTCAGGAACAACTTTTTGTAAGACTTTAGACGGATTTGAATACTTGAGTATTAAAAATTGGGAAATAGTACACGGTTGACAATAAATGGGTCCCGTGATACAATACTTGTATTGAAACTGATAAAGAGGACTACAAATGACTACAGAATTCAAATCTTGGGAAGAGTTGACTCAGTTGGAACAAGCCCAATCTATATATTGGGATATGTATAAGGACGCTTATGGTGTTCGTCCTCGTGGTGTTGATACTTCGGGTTGGACTCTGGCAGATTTTGATGCAGAATTTGAAGGACTCCGTGTGGCTATTGAAGCCGAAGACAAGGCCCGTAAAGAGGCAGAGTCTACTGCAACTGTTGTTTTTGAGCAACGGATTCAATCATTGATTGATGCTGGTGCTAAGGACCGTGCAACAGCAATGCGCTGGATCCACGAAGCTGAGGACACTCAGGGTGATGATGAGTACTTGTGCTATACATTGGGCTTGCCCTATCAGTATTTTCGTAAGGTAGCATAATTTGACAATAAATGGGCATTGTGCTACAATACTTGTATAGATTGATTAAAGGAGCTTATATGTCTTATTTCAACGTTGATGAAGATTCACGCACTAGCACAACTGCTTGGTACGCCCGGCAAGATTGTGAACAGTACAATAGTGATCACAAGCATTTATATACTAAAGATCAAATTTTATCAGGTGAATTATTGAAAAAAGCGGCTGAAACTGCATACTTTCGTAGTCGTGTGTTTTTGAATTTCCGTGAAAAATTTATGACTGTCAAAGTTGAGGCACCGCAACTTGCTGATAAAATTAGTAATGAAGTAGAACAGTTACTAATTCATGCAGGAAAGACTGGTGTATATGTTAAACACGGTAAAGCTAGTATAATTTTTGAATTCGCACATCGTAAAATTTGCTAATAAATGGCATTCGTGCTATAATACTTGTATTGATTGATTAACACACAGGAGAAGCTATGTCTACAGTTCGTATTTTGTCAGGTTCTTATCGCAATGAAGCAGTTAAAGGTGAAGTGTTTACACTTGTCAAGGGTTTTCAGACAAGTAAAAAAGGTAGTTATGTGACTGTTAAAAATGATGGTCAATTCCCGGGTCGTAGTGCTGAAATTAAAGTTTTAGTAGATACGATTGATAATATTGAATTTTTAAATGGAGATAAAGTTATGGCTAATGCTGTAGTAGAGTTTAAGAAAGAAGTTGTGAAAGAAACAGAACAAGAAGCAATGGACCGTATTGCTACTCGTTTTGAGGTCCTTGATGAAATGTCACGTGCATGTATCAATGGTGATATTCGTGCTATGATTGTTTCAGGCCCGCCCGGTGTCGGCAAATCATATGGTGTTGAGACACAAATGGAGAAAGCAAGCATGTTTGACAAGCTTGCAGGCAAACGTGTGCGTTTTCAGATTGTTAAAGGTGCTATGACAGCATTGGGTTTGTATACTCAACTGTACAAGTATTCTGACACAAAGAATGTGTTAATTTTTGATGATTGCGATTCAGTTTTTACTGATGACTTGAGTTTGAACATTCTAAAGGCCGCACTTGATTCAGGCAAGACACGTAGAATTTGCTGGAACTCTGACAGTCGGTTGTTGCGTGAAGAAGGTATCCCGAATACTTTCAACTTCAATGGTAGTGCTATCTTTATCACTAACTTGAAATTCGGCAACTTGAAGTCTAAGAAATTGCAGGATCACTTAGAGGCATTGCAGTCACGTTGTCACTTTCTTGACTTGACTATTGATGGTGATCGTGACAAGATGTTGCGTATCAAGCAAGTACATCGTGACGCTGATGGTGGTTTGTTCAAAGATTATGATTTTACTGAAGAACAATCACAAACCGTGATTAGCTTTATGTGGGACAATCACACTAAATTGCGTGAAGTGTCCTTGCGTATGTGTTTGAAGATTGCAGACTTAGTTAAGATTAGCCCCAACAACTGGCAGAATCTTGCTAAGACAACTTGTATGAAAGCATAACCCTGCAGTGTGCGTAACGGCAATGTCAATAAGTCCGTTTCGATAATTTTTTTCATCTCCTTAAGTTAATTTTATAGAGGACTTCGGTCCTCTTTTTTTGCCTATTCACTTGCTTTCTACTATCATAAGTACTATAATATTAATATGTCAAAAGTGAAACCTACTACAAAAGAACAACTGATACATTATCTATTGCATAATGTTAGTTTAGGTTCCTATGACAATCGATTCTTATCTAACATTGAAATTAATTTCATAGGTGCCGGCAAACCTGTAACTACTAATCAAGCAGAGTTATTGAATAAGATAACAATTAGATATGCTAGACAATTAGCCAAACAAGAACTAGATGCTAATATGTTAGTAAACCTTTCATGGAAAAAGGAACCTATTAATAGTTCACCTGAATATACTACAGCATATGCACAATTAGATAATGGTAAGATAGTCATACGTACTCCCTATAAAACAAACTTTATCAAAGAACTTAGAAACATTAATACCAGTGATTGGGATAAAGATAAACGAGAGTGGACTGTAAACTATAATGAACCCAATTTGAAAAAAATAGTAACACTCATTGCAGATAACTATAAGCTAATTAATTTCTGTGATGACATTAAACACATGTTAATTGTGGCTGAACAGTTTGAACATATTAAAGTATGGAATCCTACATTATGTGAAGTGTCCGGTAATTTGTTAATTGCTGGTATAAACGAATACTTACATGAATCAATTATAGACATTCCATTAGAAAAGACGCCTTTATGCTTTTCTAAGTTAGCTACGTATGGTGTAGAAATAGATAAATCATTATACATAGATGATGTATTAAAGTTTGCCGCTAATACACGTCCCGAAATAGAAAAATCTCAATTAACAGACCTAGTAGAACTACTACCATTGATTGGTTGTGAAGCTGTAGTGTTATCCGTAACACATAGTTTTTCTAGCTTATTGATGGATTTGGTTATAGGATTAAAAGAAAAGAATATAGAGATAGTTACAAAAAGTAATGTGAGTAATAACACATTAAAAAACTATGTAGTAATCTGCCCAGCACATACCATCAATACTGCAATAGAAATAAGTGCAGACAAAGTGATACAAGTTGTAAATAGTACCCCGGTAACAATAAAATGAAACAATGTAAAATAATTGTCAAAGACGAAGTTAATGTAAAAATAGAAGGACTTGATTTATCGGAACGAAAAACTCTGATGAAGATGTTTGAATATGAAATACCCGGAGCAAGGTATCTACCTGCAGTCAGACTAGGTAGATGGAATGGTAAGGTTAGTTACTTCAGTTTAGCCGGAAGTACATACATTAACCTGTTACCAGAAATATTACCAGTACTGGATCGTATTGGATATGATATTGACTTAGAAGACCTAAGAGACTATACTACAACCTTTACTTTTGACAAAGTTTCAGAGGATACATTCAAACATAAGAACTGGCCTAAAGGTCATCCACAAGAAGGTAAGCCAGTAGTACTACGTGACTATCAAATTGAAATTGTTAATAACTTCCTAGAGAACCCACAGTCATTGCAAGAGATTGCTACAGGTGCAGGTAAGACATTGATGACTGCCGCACTAAGCTATAGTATTGAGAAGTATGGACGTAGTATTGTTATCGTTCCAAACAAATCATTAGTAACACAGACAGAGGCAGACTACATTAATCTAGGATTAGATGTTGGTGTATACTTTGGTGATCGTAAAGAATACAACAAGACACATACCATATGCACTTGGCAGAGTTTAAATAACATGCTTAAGAAAACAAAGAGTGGTGAAGCTGAAGTAGAGATCGGTGACTTCATTGAAGATGTAGTTTGTGTTATGGTCGATGAAGTTCACATGGCTAAAGCTGACGCACTCAAAACATTACTTACAAGTGTATTTGCTAAAGTGCCCATTCGTTGGGGCTTAACAGGAACTATCCCTAAAGCTAAGTTTGAAGCACAAAGTATCTTTGTTAGTTTGGGCAATGTGATTGGTAAACTATCAGCAAGTGAATTGCAAGATCAGGGTGTATTAGCACGTTGTCACGTTAATATTATGCAATTACAAGATGGGAAAGAGTTTACTAACTATCAGAGTGAATTGAAACACTTACTAGAAGATAGTGAACGATTAGATAAGATTGCTAGTTTAATCAGTGGTATCAATAATACAGGCAATACATTGATCCTTGTTGATAGGGTTAATGCAGGAAAAGAGATTGTTAATAGATTACCCGGTAGTGTATTTGTTAGCGGTGCTACCAATATGAATGAAAGGAAAGAAGAATATGACGAAGTTGCAACCTCAAGTAATAAAATTATTGTGGCAACATATGGTGTGGCTGCTGTTGGTATCAACATACCTAGGATTTTTAATCTGGTTCTCATTGAACCTGGAAAATCATTCGTCCGTGTTATCCAAAGCATCGGTCGAGGAATTCGTAAAGCAGAAGATAAAGACCATGTACAAATCTACGACATAACCAGTAGTTGTAAGTTTGCTAAACGGCACTTGACCCAACGTAAGACTTTTTATAAAGAAGCTAATTACCCTTTCGACTTAGAAAAGTTGACATACAGATAAGATTGTGATAGAATAACAACATGAGAATTTTAACATTAGAAGACCGTTTTTATAACTTAGAAACATTACCCGAAGAAGTAGACGATTTGCGTTTTGCTATACTAGACAATAGTAATCCACAAAACGTTGACTATCATTACATACCATTAATATTCTTAGAATCATTTAATAGTCCTGCATTAGTATTACGAATTGGTGATAAACAAATTAAGATGCCGGTAGATTGGCAAATACTTATCGGTGAACCTGACATGGGTGACTTAGAAACATTACCTTTAACTAGTATCAATGACAGAGGATTCAAAGCATTTGAATTCAACCCATTGAGTGCATTCAGACCTAGCTTTCAGGATATTGACATTGTAGATATTTACCAAGATGTAACATGGTATGCACCTCGATTAAAAAATGGACAATTCTTATGTGTGCCTATTGATGATGGCCCCAAACCACGATGTGTATTTTTTGTAAAAGAAATTAGTCGAAACTGTGAAATAGTAGACTATTCAATGGCTTTCTGATGATAGACTGGGAATTTGTTCAAGTTAGTTCATTGGAGTCAAAGCGTAGAAGAAATAATGGCAACTAAAAAGAGTACCCCTATTGATGAAAAATTTGTAGCACAAGACTTTGACTTGTTTGATGCACTTACAGCTATGGACAAGAAAGACTATGGTTATTATGATAGGCTAACAGAAGAACAACAAAAAAAGTTTGTTCCCTATATGATGACACATTGGATGAGTGCTATAAAAGCATCAGGTGAGTTGGGTGCATATTATGTAATGAGTACAGAGTGTGCGGCAAACAAACATCTGTTCAATGAATATGTACAGAGGCATCCTAAACTACAATGGATGATGTTATGTGCGGCCAGCCCTGGCATGGGTAAGCAATTCCATCAGTGGATACCTCACATGTCTGGCAAAGTTTCATCGTTAAAAGAACCAGCTAAAGCAAAAGACATTAAAGAATACTACAGTAAAGTATACAAAGGTGCATCTAGTGATGATCTAGCTGCCATCACAGAAGCATTTATAGATGACAACAAAAAAAAATGTTATCTAGCACAAATTTATCCTCATCTCAAACTATCTGACATAGAATTATTAAGCCAATTAATTACACATGCCGACATTGAAAAGTACGAAAGAAGCCGAGGAAACTAAATCGGTTAAGCACAGTTGTGAGTTTTGTAGCAGGGAGTTTATAAAAGAACGGACTCTGCTTACTCATATATGTGAGACTAAACATCGTTGGTTAGAAAAAGACAAGCAAAGCAATCGTATTGCATATCAGTCCTTTGTACAGTTCTATACCAAACACACCGCAACTAAAAAGACAAAGACTCAGCTAGAGTTTATTAAGAGTCCATACTATATTGCATTTGCAAAGTTTGGAACATATTGTGTAGATACAAATTGCATCAACATCAGCAGGTATGTTGATTGGTTATTGCGAGACCAAATCAAGCTTGATAATTGGGCAACTGACACTAACTATACTAAATTTTTGCAAGAGTATGTTAGAGTTGAGGATGCGTATGATGCAATTACTCGTAGTGTTCAGTATACAATTGAATTAGCACAAGCAGAACATATACTACCTCATGATATTCTAAGATATGGTAACGTAAATAAGATTTGTTATGCAATTACAACTGGTAAGATTAGTCCTTGGATGTTGTATCAGAGTGACAGTGGTGTACATTTCTTAGACACATTAAATTCGGATCATGTTAAAATGATTATTGATTATATTAATCCAGAACAATGGACGTTAAAGTTTAGACGTGAGCCAGAACTTGTTACACAAATCAAGGAGTTATTGAATGCAGGCGGGTACTAGGGTTCGCATTCCATGGCAAACAAATCATGACATTCCTACATGGAATCAAAAATGTGCATGGGCGGTAGAGACATTTGGTTTGCCCGGAGATAAGTTTGATACACATGCAACAGAAGATTATATGGATTTTTACTTTAAGGATGAGCGTGATGCTATTCATTTTGAGTTAAGATGGGGATAATATGGCTGATGTTATCCTATACATTACTGCTAAAAGAACTATGGAAATAGGCCATGAGTTACGAAACATGGGTTGGATACAGGGTGTTGATTTTGATTATGCTTACTACCAAGAGAAGTATGACAACTTTAGCCATGACCCTATTGTAAAACGACATGCAAGATTTACCTTTTACAATGATAGCAATGCTAGTTATTTTGCATTGAGGTGGACATAGTGGAGTTAATATTAGAAGAAGGTTTGATATTTGGGTCAAAATATTATACTGCTTATCCTAGTTTTGATTGGGTATTAAATAATAAAAAGTCCAATCAATATTGGATACTAATGGAAGATTGGTGTATTGACACCTTTGGTCGCAGTGGCACCGATAATATGCCCGGAGTATATACTCCTAACGCACGATGGTATATTAACAACAGCAAGTTTTGGTTTAAAGAACAAAAAGATTTAGAATGGTTTCTACTAAAATGGCAGTGATCATAAAGGTTTACAAACCATGGGCATTAGTGTTACACTTACTGATAGAGAATGTAGGACCTATGTTACATAGTAACCCTATAATCTTTTGGCATGGTAAAGGGTGGCATATGACATTTCATCCCGAGGTTGTTACTCAAGGTGAATCATATTGTAACATTCAATTTGATAGAGAAGCAGACGCAATATGGTTTTCATTACGATGGGTTTAGATGATTATGAATAAGATTGGTGTTGATATTGGTAAAACAAAAATTGAGTGTTGTGTGTTATCAACTACAAATGAGGTATTGTTTAGAGAACGTCTTCCTACAGGTTCTGTATACGAAGAAATAGAAGTTCTTTATAATAAAGCTATACTGTATACTAATACAACAGAACATACATTGGGAGTATGTATGCCGGGATCCATAAGCAATAGAACCGGTTTAATGATAAATTCTAGCATAGGATTTTTAAACGATACAGATTTTGTAGGTATGTTGGAAACTAGATTAAATCGTAAGATACAAATTGCCAACGATAGTCAATGTTTTGCTTTAGCAGAATCATTGTTAGGGGTAGGCAATGGATATAATACTGTATTCGGAATGATATTAGGTACGGGTGTGGGAGGCGGCATAGTGATTAATGGAATGCTACATAAAGGATTTCATAACATAAGTTGTGAATGGGGACATACAACATTAGACCCTAGTAACAATATAATGTGTCGTTGCGGTAGAATTGGATGTGTAGAAACTTGGTTAAGCGGATCAGGAATTGACACATGGGCATACAATCTTACAAATAAAAAACTATCCACAAAAGAATATATGGAAATGACAGAGATACAAGAATGTTTTTTAAATAAGTTTGGGTTGGCAGTTTCTAATTTAGTTCAAGTATTAGACCCGGATTGTATTGTAATTGGCGGAGGAATCAGTAATAATGATATATTATTCACTCAAGGCATTGAATCTGTTAAAAAGAATATATTCAATGATGAATTCAACACACCTATATATAGAGCAAAATTAGGTGACAGTGCAGGTGTAATTGGAGCGGCATTATTATGGCAAATGACATTATGATTGACATTGAAAGTTTAGATACAACACCTAACTGTGTTATCTTAACCATCGGTGCGGTACGATTCGATCCTAAAGGTAGTGGCGTAGTTGAACGATTAGAACTACGTCCTACAGTAGAGGATCAAACAGAAATATATAACAGGAGTATCAATGAAGATACATTACGATGGTGGAGTGAGCAGAGCCCTGAAGCACTTGAAGAAGCTATGGGAGACGGGGGACGTTTGCCATTTAGCGAGTGCATGGAGACTCTTTATAAGTTCTGTTGGAACCGTCGTGCTGTTTGGAGTAATGGTGCATCATTTGATTGTGTAGTTATGGAGTCTGCTTGGAGACAAACATCAGACAAACCTAATCCTATCCCCTGGCCTTTCTGGACAGTTAGAGATACACGTACATTATATGAAATTGCAGGTGTTAGTCTTAAAGACGGTGGGCATTCTACTAGTCACAAAGCAGTAGAAGATGCTGAACGTCAGGCTATTGTTGTACAAAAAGCGTATACTAAATTAATTAAAGCAGGCCTAGTTGCACCACCTAAATGAAATTTAATTCAGACATTGATATTGACTTTGGTGACCGAGATAAGATATTAAGTCTTATCAAGCATACGCCTGCGGCAATGCGTAAGGTTAATCCTATTCGTAAACATGCAACAGGTGTTCACGTGACTAATATACCCTACGATGCTATCAATGATATGGCTAACATCGATTATTCTGAGGCAGAACAACGTGGATATCTCAAATTAGATATGTTAAATGTTTATGTTTATAACTATGTTAGAAGTGAAGAACATCTAAAGTGCTTAATGTGTGAACCTGATTGGGATAAGTTAAAGGATGCAAAGTTTGTAGAAAACTTGATTCACTTAAACAATCACTACAATAGCATTAAGAAAATGAAAGAACCTATAGATAGCATCCCTAGACTAGCTATGTTCTTGTCTATCATTCGTCCTGCAAAGAAACACTTAATTGGTTTAACGTGGGCTGAAGTTGCAAAAACTGTATGGGATAAAGGCACTGATGGGTATAGTTTTAAGAAAAGTCACGCAATTGCATATGCTCATTTAGTTGTCGTACATATGAATTTGATTGATGAATTAGGATATCCTCTTGACCAGGGTAATACTTTTACGCTTTGACTTACGTTTGCTTAGTTCTAACATACTACATATAGGACCGTGTAATATAGTCAGACTCTTATTGTTAAATGTTCTTAGATAGGGTTTAAAGATCATCCAATCTTCTTTTAAGAACATATTAATGGGCACTAATCTATTAGATTCCCACCACCATATATCCCCTAGTTCTAAGAATTTTTCTCGTATTACTTGGTCTATAATAGATCCATAGTCGTAGATGGTAGTTACTACATCATCTCTATTTTGAACTATGCCTACATAATCTTGGCCTGCGTATGAGCAGACCGTTATAAAGGGGTGGTTCTCGGTTAGTCGTTTGAAAAAGTCGTTATGAAGCATTTATTTAGTTCTCGGAAGTATTTATTCGGGCAAAAATGTCTTTATATTATTTGTCATAAATATGATAAAGGAGTCTCATTTTGTATTCAACAAATGTTTATTATTACACACAACGTCAAACAGTAGTGTTGTATTCCGGCTCTAGCAATAGGAGATATGATATCGTGTATGCAAAAGATTTAACCCTAAACAAGGGCGTGGAAAACAAGATTCAGTTTCAGTTCCTAAACCAAGAACAGAAACCAGTAAATATTACCGGTAAAACTATCTCTTTTAGACTTATCAAATATGATGGTTCTATGGTATATTTTAGTAAGCAATTAACCAATTTATTGCCATTGACTGGTATAACTCAATTAGAGCTAGATGCTACTGATATTGTAGATGTAGAACCTCAAATGTGTTTCTATTCACTAGAGGTAGTAGAGGGAACTGCACATACAGCTGCCTTTGTTAGTCCCGATGCAAATGCACGTGGTACAGTAAAAGTTATTGATAGTGTATTACCAGGATATATTAATACTATTCCTGTAACTATCCCAAGTCACGCACCCATAAGCAATGTAGGTGTAACATTCTACAGCAGTGTATTCAGCACATACGACAATCCATTATTCACAGATATATTGGGTGTGCAAATGTCATTGGACAACTTTACCGGCGATGTAGTAATACAAGGATCTACTATCCCAAATGGTGATTGGTATAACATACACGAAGCAAATACATTTGCAAACGCAACCGAAAGTTTATATTTCTTATGTGAGGGATACCATCCTTACGTAAGGGCACAATATGCTAACGTAACAACTGGTGATATTACTAGTCTGGTTGTCCGTTAAAAATTGACTTACATCTAAAAACATGCTACAATACTAGTATGTTTGATATTCTATCTCTGATACCGGGTAAACGTAAACTAACACACAGTGGTTGGTACAGCTTCAATGCGGCGTGTTGTAGTCATCGTGGTCATAAACAAGATAAACGTCATAGGGGCGGAATTAAATTCGATGGCCCTACTAATTGGACCTATCATTGTTTTAACTGTAGCTTTAGCTGTAACTTTACATTAGGTAAAACAATTACCCCTAAAGCAAAACAACTACTAACATGGTTAGGTGTTGATACTGACCAAATACAAAAGTGGAGCTTAGAAAGTCTAGCACATAAAGACATATTAGATTTCACTCAGCCCAAACGAATAAATTTCAAAATGAAATTCAAGGATCATCAATTGCCTGATGGTGATTTGATTGATCCTAATAATCCAGCGCACAAAGTATACATAGGCTA